TTACTTTATCACGGCGGTTTTTATCAACGACACATCATCGCGAATTGTATCCAGTTTTATCTGTAATTGACCGATGCCAGTTTCCAATATCGTCGTCCGATTTTCCAGCGTGGTAATACGCGTGTCGGCGCGTTGAATGTCCGCCAATGACGAATCCTGGCGTGCAACCCAATAAATCAAGCCGCCGATAAACGCGATTAAAAACCAACTGTCGCGCAGGGTCGCGATAATACCGCCCAGGGCATTTGATTCCTGTTTCATTTTCGCCCCCGTGATATCATATTTTCAATCAAATGCACCAACGCACGCTGGGATTCCAGGCTGCGCAATTCGGCGTCCGACGCATTTGGCCCCAAGACACGTTCAATCGTCATTTTTCGCAGATGTTGTAATACTGCCGCACCGGCGGCGGTTGAAAATGCGCGTGCGTAATTTTGTTCTGTTTCGTTCATATTTTTCCCCGTTGTTAAATCAAGTTTTCAGACACAGCCATTTGTGCGATTGGCGCAATGTATTTCAATTCTGCGTCACTGTTCAGCGCGATTGGCGCAATAACCCCACGGCGCGATAAAATCTGTAATCCCCGGTCGGTCAATGGCCGAATAAATTCATGCAGCAATCGCCCGTATGTCGCCCCCAGAATTCTAACCATATCAGAATTACGTGCCATGATTTCGGTCGCGGTCATTTCTTTTTCAGACAGCAACCCCAATCGGTCGGCCAACAACGCGTGGCGAATCCGTTCGCGCAGGTCTTTTAATATTATTTGCGACACATCAAAATCTGCACCCGACGACAGCGGCGTCAACCCTGATGACCCAACGGCCTTGGGGATAATTGCCCCCGGCGTCAGGTTTATATTGTTCAGATTTATGACGCCATCATCGTCGGCCTGCCATATCCCAGACACGGCAATCGTTGCGTTTTTCAGCACCAGTTCAACAACCTTGTTTGCGGTTTTTATGTCTGGTAATGCGCGCAAGACCGGCCCACGGCCGTATTGTTCACCGCTCAGCACACTCCACCGGAAAATGATGTATGGATTGGTTTCAAATGTGCCACGTGCAACGATATTGTTTTCCAGATTTCCCCCAACGTCCAGCCACGCGGTGAATTCTGTGCCAACCAAACTCTGTACCAATCGCAATGGCGTCGCAGGGTCGCGTTTTATCTGGTCGGCGATGTCGGCAGGCGGCGTCCATGTTGGGTATTTTTCCAACACTTCGCGTGCGGGCATTGTTGCCGTGTGAAATACTGCACCCGGCAAAATTGCAATGTCGCGCATTGGCACGGCGGTGAACGAAAACGCCGACGATGCACCGATTGGCGTTTCCGCCATAAACAGACATGCCGTTCCCAAAATTACCAAATCCAGATAGCACTGATGAATGGTGGTATAAAAATTTGAATCATTCAGATTCGCACGCAATGCCGCCGTCGCGGCGTCTGCATCGGGGGACGCATCGCTTTCCGGGACCAGTGATATCCACAGTGATTCTGGTGGTGTCATCAGCGAATATATTGACGCCGCCAGGTTGTCCACCGCGTCTGCCGCGGTTGCGTCAAACAGTGTTGCGGCATCTGTGTCGTCGGTCGGCATAGTATATCGCATTGCCGCGTCCCAGCGATTTAACCACGGCGCACGCGCGTCCAGCGCACGCCGATACATTTTTTCTAAATCATTTTGCATATTTTCTCCTTTGTTTTGTTGTTATGCATTAAACCTTGAAATTCGTGTTTGCGGAATATGTGCGGACGCTGCGCCCCGTGGGGCGGATTGGTGTTGGCGTGGCACATATTGCGCCCGCCACCGCGTCCAGTCCGTCGTCATGCCCCGCCCCGCCAATTGGCGACCAGCCCAACATTTCGGCAATAAATGGTGTTTGTGAACACGCACGACGCGCATACAATCGCCCGGCGGTCAGTGCCGGTTCAATTGCGTCCAAGATTCGGTCAACCTTGGGCCTGTTATTGGTAATGCGCATAATTGTAATTGGCGCACCCGCGCGACTGGCCGCGTCACGCATTATTTCTGGCAACGCGTTTCCTATTCCATTTGTTTCAATCGCTATGCGACGCATATTGTGACGCGCCATAAATTCCAGCACCGCATCACACTGGTGCGCCAATGGGTGCGCGTCATCATCAGATGCCGTCATATATAAAATGTCGTGAATAAACACGCATCGCGTTGTGTCATCACGATACAGCATAACGCACACACTGCCGTCGCGACCGCGTCGTCCCGTTGATGGGTCCCAATATACCGATGCGCCCGTGATTTTGTGTTCACCAATTTTGGCACTGTGCGCGTCAAACGCATTATCATATAAATGTAATGCCCCGGGGTCCAGGCGCATACGTTCGGGCGCAACCGGTTCCAACATCATTTGCGCCGCAAAATGTCGTAGACCAACCGCCGCCCGCAATTCGTCAATGCGATGCGGCGGGAATAATTCGGGCCAGACGGACACGCCGGCGTCATCAACCACCGGAATTTTCAGTGTTTTATATCCGTGCAAAAAAGGCGTTGAAAACATAAATTTTTTGGATACTATATTGGACATGGACTTTACTCCCAAAACTTTGCCAACTAATTTAGAGGCCGAACAGGCTGTCCTGGCCGCGGTGTTGATGAATAACCGCGCATTAGAACGCATTTCTGAATTTTTAAAACCGGAACATTTTTCGCATCCCGCGCACCAGGAAATTTATAAATTGGCCGAACGCCAATTTGCCGCGGGTATTCCGTTTGATATTATCACCGCGAAAAATTACCTGGACCAACAAGGAACGTTGGAATCTGTTGGTGGCGTTGATTACCTGACTCAGTTGGCGGGTGCTGGCGCAACGGTTGTAAACGTTGAACAATATGCGCGTATCGTTTATGAAAACGCCCTGCGGCGCCAGCTGATTGATTTAGGTCAATCGATTACCGACAACGCATTTGTCGAAGATTTAGATAACCCTGTTACCACCCAGATAGAGGTTGCCGAACAAAAATTATTCAACCTGGCGTCGGCGGGCGAAACCCGACGCGAGGTTGCCTCAATCGCAACCGCATTACAGGGCGCATTGAAAGAGGCCGAAATTGCATACAAAGCCGACGGCAAATTATCAGGTCTGACCACGGGGCTGAACGCACTGGATAAATCAATCAGCGGTCTGCACCACAGTGATTTGATTATTATCGCGGGTCGTCCAGCGATGGGTAAAACAACGCTGGCAATGAATATTGCATTTAACGCCGCGAACGCAATTCTATCGGGGCGCGCCAATGACCAATACAAGGGCGCGGTCGTGTTTTTCAGTCTGGAAATGTCCCAGGAACAGTTGGCGACGCGTGTGCTGTCGTCCCAGTCCAAGATTCCTGCATCTGCAATGCGCGAAGGATCATTTTCTGATGAAGAATTTTTAAAAATGTCCCAGTATTCCCAGGCAATCAGTCGCGTGCCATTGTATATCGATGACACGCCCGGCATGTCAGTGCCAATGATGCGCACACGTGCCCGTCGTTTGGCGCGTAAATGCGGCGGGATTGCATTGATTGTAATCGACTATCTGCAACTGATGACGTCACCGGGCGGGCGCAAAAATGACAACCGTGTCCAGGAAATTTCTGAAATCACTCGTGGTCTGAAAATGCTGGCCAAGGAATTAGATGTCCCAGTTATCGCCCTGTCCCAGTTATCGCGCAGTGTGGAAAATCGCGACGATAAACGCCCCCAGTTGGCGGATTTGCGCGAATCAGGCTCTATTGAACAGGACGCAGACATTGTCATGTTCACATACCGCGAAGAATACTATCTGGACAACCGTGATCCGTCACAACGAATTTCAGGCAACACAAACGACAAGATTCAGGAATCATATCAAAAACGCCTGGAACGCGCCCGTGGCAAGGCGGACATCATCATCGGTAAAAACCGTCATGGTCGTCCAGAAACGGTTCGAACTGCGTTTTTTGGCGATTACAGTCTGTTTGACAATCTGGATGAAATAGACGCACGTGGCGAAAATGATTTTGCCCAAACGCCAACGGCTCAGCCAAAATCTGATTCTGATAATGTTGATGCATTTGAACAAATTGACGCATCGGCAATACCTGACGATATGGAATTATAATTATTTTACTTGCGGCGCGTGCAAAAATTGACTAATATTTTGTCAAGAAACACCCAAGTGCAGGAGTTTTGCTATGGCCCAAGAAGAAATCATTTTTCCAAACAATATTCGTAACATCCGCTTGGCCGCGGGGATGAAAATGACCGAACTGGCACGCCAGTCGCACTTGTCTCTGTCCGCCGTATCCAAGATTGAAAAGGGTGTTCGCCGTCTGAACCAGAAACAGTTACTGAACATCTGTAACATTTTGGGTTGCAAATTATCCGACATATTTATCAAGGAAGACGACGCCGTTGCCGACCAATGGCAGAGTGAAATTAAACGTCGTCTGACCGATAACGAGGACAGCGGTCTGAAAATATTTGGTTCGGGCCTGCGCAAGATTCGCCAGCAAACCGGTAAAACGATTGCCCAGGCGGCACACGACGCCGGCATGACGCTATCCGTCTATCACAAGATAGAGGTTGGCCAACGTGAAATTTACCAAAACGAAATTGAACCACTGGCCCGGTCATTCGCAATGAGTGCACAAAGCCTGTTCGATAAAATCGCCACACTTTATAAATCTGGCGAATTAAACAAACAAATCAGCAAGGTTAAAGAACGTGTAAAATCTGTTCTGATTCCGGACAATCCTGCATCTGGTATTGATATGCACGGGGGGCTGTATGGCGCAAAATTGTATGACAGTGCACGTAAAAAATTGGTCCCGGTATTTGGTGCGCCCGCTGGCAAATCAATCGCATTCAAAAAATCCGATGAAACGATGATTGTTGCCCCAATGCCGCTGGAAGGACGCAGCGGAATATACGCTGTTATTCCAAATTCAAAACGTATGGGTGGTTTTATCCCGGAACACTCGTATGTTTTCGCTGATGCAACACAGACACCCACCGTTGGTGACTTGGCCGTATGCATCGACACTGATTTTAGCGCATTGGCATCTGATACGGTTGCCACAGCCCAAATTGTCAGTGTGCGCCAAGATTCACGTAGCAAAATATACGGCCAGATTTCATCGCCTGACGAAAAAATAATCGGTCAGACCATGCACAAGGTTATTATGATTGTTATGGAATAACCCCAAGAAATAGAGAGAGAACCCATGAAAGCCAGAGCCAGCACAATCGCACAAAAATTGCTAAACCTGTATCGTCAGGAACACGTCATCATCGGCGGCTGGGCGGCGATAAACCCCGTCTTTGTGGCCGAGGCTGATGACGAAGTCATACGCGAGTTGCGCGTCTTGCCAACCGGAAAAATGTTGATTCAACATATTGAAAACCTGCGCAGTGGCAAAACACGAATGGATACCATTGACCGTGAATTGTTACCATATGGCGGTCAAATGGCCGAAACAATTGTGACAATCCCCCTGACCGCGGACGAGTGGCGCGAACTGGAATCTGGCATAGCTGCATTTACCCCCGACGAAAATGGTCTGGCCCAGATTCAGCAATTGGATGTTGTCCGCAAATTTGGCGACGAATGGCCGGTTGCAATTCATTCTGCCCTGGCACAAAAACCAGAACTGTTATCAAAATGGACCGTTATTACCAAAACGTATCGTGCATATTTCTTGTGGCATGTCGCAACAGATATGCTGAACGAACCGCTGTCGGAACGTGCACGGGCGCAATTGCAGGCTGACATGCCCGAATACGAAACGTATCTGCCGATGTTTGGTGACGCGGGTGATGAATTGCTGCGCAAACTGCGCATGTTTATCAGCACACGTGATCCAATTGATACCGACAACGCACCTGATGCACCAACATCAATTTAGTCGTCATCGTTTGTGCGATAAATCGTATCAACCGTATGTGGCGTGCCAATATAAATCATTGTGCCGCCCGGCGACAGAATAAAATCCAATTCCCGTAATCGTTCACGTAACTTTTCGCGCTTGTCCGCAGTGTTGCTGGTATTTGGAACCTCGACATCATCGCATATTATTAAATCTGCACGTGCGCCAGTTATGTTACCGGCAACACCAGCGCAAATAACTGACGGCTCGCGTATGCCGATTGGGCGATTTACTGTTATTCGGTCACTGGCCCACGTTCGCCGTCCGGTTGGAATCATATCGCTGCACCGCGGATGATTTTCCAATATGTTACGAATATGCCCAACCATGCGCGACGAGAGTGTGGTTTCTGCGGATAAAATCAGAATACGTGATTCTGGTCGCATACATAACACGCATGCTGCAAAAATCCCCACAACGGTGGATTTACCCGAATGCCGAAATGCCATCAACAGCCCTCGATTTGGTGGCGACATCCAAACATCTACCAAGAAATTCATTATATGCCGATGATGTTCCGGCGTTGTCATTCCTAACAACGCGTTCCACTGGTCCATAAAATCACAGAACGCCATAGTCATCGCGGTTTTCATTTGGCGCGACATCAGTAATCATCCCATAATCATTGACCAATTTTGGCAACGCCCCATCCAGCACCGACAGCAGATTTTGATACAGTCCCAAAACCGCTCCGCCCGATAATTTGTCTTGAATCACCGCCAGGTTGTAATTCAAAAAATTCATTACATTATCGTGGGTATTTTTCCACTCGGCCAGGTCAATATTCACCCCGTCCAGGTCACTAAATGCTGCCAATAAAAAATTAAAGTCCGCGTTCAGTGATTCTGGGTCAACTTTCATCGTCGGCTGGTAATCAATCACACGGCTCAGTGCGACGCGCCGAAATATGTCAATCGTTGCATCCGTGCGCACAGGGTTTTGAAATACGACACTGCCACCGGTAAAATCATCGTTTGGCACAACCGAATATATTCCCGCAGCCGCGTCTGTGGCCACGCCATCAATTGCGACATGCACATCAGCATTTTGAAAAAACGGGAATACAAATTGATATTCGGTCGTAACGCCATCAGCGACATATGATATTTTATACATATTCGCCCCCTTTAAGCGACCAAATCGTCAAATCGGTCCATTAATTTTTTCAACAAATTTGGTTTTGTTGCCTTGACTTGGCGCAGTTTTTCTAACGACGCGCGACGCTTTTCATCATATGGCGCGGCCGTTTCAGATTGCAGGCGTCGCAACACGGCATCTTCGGTCATGCCACGATTTGACATCCCCGACGCACCGTATTTTGCGCGCTGGGTTGCCAAGGCTTTTTTTACCAAATTTGTTTTTGTTTTTTCGTCAGCCGCCATATCTGCCAAGATTTTCTTGCGGGCGGTGCTGGCCTCACTCTTGTTTTTTTTATAGTCCAAAACTTCTTGGATATCGGAAACCAATTGTCCCATTTTTCACTCCCTTGGTTATTTTGTCTTAAACTGTGTAATATCCATACATTGTGACCGACAAGACAGTTATTTTTGCCGCATCCTGGGACGAAATTCGCCATGGCGACACGACACAGTCATTCATCCAGCCCAATGCACCAACTGACACATCACCGGTAAAGCCTGAATGTGATGCGACGTATATTTCATCTGGCAACACACAACGCATATCATTTATCAGTATTGATTTTGTATCACTGACCCGTGCAGCAATTTTACGAATACGCGCACGCGCAGCATTATGACCACTGCCACGCAGAGGAACACCAGCAGCCGCGACTTTGAAGTTATACGCCGGCGCATCACACAGCGCGTCGTGCGAAAAATATTCCAGGAAATATTTTCCATCGCGCGCGACAACAACGAACGTTTTGTTCGCTGATACCGCAACTGATTTAAATTCGCCATTTGTTTTATACTGGGCCCACGCAGAAATCCCCAACGCCGTATTCTGATTCAATACAGCCATGTCGCCCGACGCCATAACGACAAATAATTGCCGTTCGGCACTGTTATACGCAATGTCAACCGGGGACTGCATTAAATGCTTTGCATACGCGCACAGGTCGGTCGCATTATAATTTTCGCCCAGTTCATCTAATGCCAGTTCTCGAATATCGCGCATAGACGCGGCAACAAAAACGGTTGCGCCCTCTATCTTTTGCGGTGGCATATAGCGTGACGACACACTGCCGACCGACGTGTGTTGCTTTATGTCAACCGATGATGGTGTCAGTGGTTTATTCGCAATTGCCCATTCGCCCACTGTCGTCAGAATTTGCAGGTTATCCGCGCTGACAACCGTGCAAATCTGTTGCCGCTGGGCTGACAGTAATGTGATAAATATCGCCTGGTCATCCAAACCGGTTCCAACGTCAAAGTTATTGTGTCGACCAACTTGGGACATCCATACACCTGCCGGATAGTCACGTGCGCCACCGAATACCAATCGGTCTTGGTGAAATGTTATGCTGACCGGCCAACCACGACGCGTGCTGAACGCGGCCTGACGCCAATCGGTAATGGCAGCAGCAGGCAATGTGAATGTTCCGTTTGTATGCGCTGTGGCAACAGTTGGGCCTGTAACTGACGTAATTGTCCACTGGCGACCAAGAACTATAAATCGACCACCTATGTCATCAGACGTCCAAAAATCGTGATTCGTCGTAAATGTAGCATAGTTATTACCTGCGCTGTTTGCTGTTACGGTTATTTCAATACCATCGGTATCGTCAAATCGCACAAATGGAATATTGACCGATAAATCAGAATCATTGCGCGAAAAGTCAAACAGTGACAATGAAAATCCATCGGCCGCGCTCTGGAACACGCGTGGCTGAAAATCTGGATGAACAAAAATCATAGTTCCAAAACGCTGGGCGTATTGCAGTGATTTTATCGCATCTGCCGGCCACGGCGCGGCGATGTCCTGGATTTGTTGTGTGCCCGAAAATACCAATATATGTCCATCGGTAATGGCCAGCATGTATTCCGCATCCGCCCCAACCGAAAACGGCACCAGACGCGCCACGTTTGGCAACTCGGCACCCGCGCATAATCCTGGACGGCGCGTTATTCCGCCGCCCGACATTACATCCATATTTAATAATTGTGCCAATCCGTTCAGATTATCGTGCGTGTAAAATTCGCGAGAAATTTCCCCATCTGCAAAAGAATTCTGGGTATTTATAAAATTTGCCATTATATCCCCCGTAATTCGTTAAAATCGTGAATTTATCAGTGAAAAGTTTTCAATATTTGATGGCGATGATGTTGTGCCATCAATGAATTTTGCCGTCTGTAACTCTGATTCATACAGCGCGGCCAGCATTCTGAATATCGTTTGATCCCCGGTCAGTGGGACGCAAAATTCCATCGCCAGTTTTGTTGCCGCCACCGAAACAAAATATCCCGGAAATGCGTCCGGTGTCGCACGTGCCAGGCCGATTACCGAAATTGTATCGGTCGGCGCAATGATTTTATTGCCCACAATATTACCGACGGATTTCACCACGCGCAGGCATTCGGCCGGCAAAATAAAATCGCCATCAGCGTTCTTGGTCAAATCAAATCGGCGACATGCAAACCGCCACGGGTGCACTGCAATCAATGCGTCCATCACCGGGTCAAATAATGTGCGGGCCAGTTGCGCCGCCGGCGTATCATCTAATAACGATTGTATCGGTTTTTCGCCCAGTTTCAGCAATGCCATTGAACATAAATCTATCTTGGTCAACATTTTCGTTTCCCCCATTGGTTGATACAGAAAACCTGGGGTGGCGCGTGCCACCCCAAAACAAAAATCACTTATGATTTTATTTTTATCCCAACGCCGCTGTTGTGACAGTTCCAGATGTAACGGTTATCGCCTTGATTGACGTTTTATCTGACGCATTGATGATAACAATGTCGCCCGTATTCATCAGTGTATTCACAGCGTTAAAATAACCACTGGCGGTGATTGTTGCCAATGTAACATTTTCTGCATAGTGCCACAGAGTAAACCCGTTTGCATATGCAATCACAGACAAATTTTTATTCTGAAAAGCCATTTATTTTTCCTTTGGTTATTTTTTATTGTGCGTCGTTGTCTTTGCATTTGATACGAACGATACCGTCGCCATCAATCAAGACCGCGCCCTGGGACATGCTGTTGCTGATAAAGTGCGCGGCGCGTTCGCCATGCCATGAAATATCCGTTTTGACTTCCTGACCACATGCGTGACCGATGCTGGCCGCGTGATAGATAAAGCAATCGCGTTTTGTCGTATCTGATAATGGCAACGCGTTATACAGCACCCATGTAATACCCAACCATTTCTTGGATGCGCCACCAGAAATCAACGGCAAATCATTATTGCCAACGTAATCTGCCGAAACAAATTCTGTGATTTTCAGCAATTCGTTCCACTGGTGCACACCAACAACGGCAAAGCGACGACCATCGTCTGGGATATCCTTGCTGTTCAGCGTTTCAACCGCTGACAAAATCAAATCTTTACTCAGTCCCGCTGAATAATCACCAACAGACGCGGTTGCACCCGACATGGCGTTCACAATCAGTTCATCGGTTTTGCGACCTAATGCATATGCGCCGGCACTGGCCACGACACGACGTTCATCGACATTCGTCTTTAATTCATCTAATGCGTCAACCCAATCGCCGGCATAGTAATCCTGTAACACGCATTCAACCGGCTCATGATTCAGGTTCATAACCGGCACAATGCCATGACGTGATTTTGTTGCGGCGGTACCACGACCAACTTTTTGAAAAGTTGTTGACGCACCGACGACGCCCGATTTGCTGCGAACGGTTCCACGCAGTTTTGTGCCCATTTGCTGGTATGCTAAATGAACATCTGCCTCGAATTGTTTTACAAATACTTGGTCTATGGAAACAGACATATTTTTTCCTTTGGTTAAATTCTGTAAGTTGTAGCGCAATAATTTGCGCCGATAAAATTTCATCACATGGTTATGCACAAACGTGCGCCGCGACGAAACAAACATACCGGGTTCCAAACACAGATTCAGAATTATCCGTAAAAAAAATTTCAGTCGCACCGATATGATACGACTGATACTTTCTTCAAATAAAAACCCCACCGAACGGTGGGGAAAATATTATTTTTTCTTGGCTGGTGCTTTCTTGGCAACTGGCTTTTTGGCCGGTGCTTTTTTCGCAACAACTTTTTTCGCTGCTGGTTTTTTAACCGCAACTTTTTTTGCAACTGGCTTTTTCGCAGCAACTTTTTTCGCCGCTGGTTTTGCCGCTACTTTCTTGGCAACTGGCTTTTTTGCCGGTGCTTTTTTCGCAACAACTTTCTTGGCTGCTGGTTTCGCTGCTGGCTTTTTAACCGCAACTTTTTTTGCCGCTGGTTTCGCAGCAACTTTCTTGGCAGCTGGTTTTGCTGCTACTTTCTTGGCAGCTGGTTTCGCAGCCGGTTTTTTAGCAGCAACTTTTTTCGCTGCTGGCTTCAAGAATGTGAATGCCATTCTTCTCTCCTTTCTATTTTTTTGGATAGAACAAATTTTTTTGTTCTTACTGTATATTTTATACGAAACATAAAACATAGTAAAGAAGAAAGTGTATTTTTTTATTATGAATATAACTTTTTAAATCCATTTTCAATTTTTCGAACGTATTCACTATCGTGATCACGCCAATATTTTGGGTCGCGCATCATGCGTCGCAAATCATTATCGGATAAATTTATATCATCACTATCGGCGGTTTGAACATGTGGTTCCATTGATTGCATCATTCTGTATATGCCCTGGATTCCCTGGGGTGTAGTGCACAACGCATCAAATGCGTCACGTGGTAAAAACTGTTCACCAAATGCATTTATTTGTTTGATTGCATCGTTCATTTTTTCATCACCACCAAAGAAATTTTTTAATTCGGAAATTGCAGCAGCCTGAGATTGTGTTGCGAACAAATCAGATATGACTGGTGATAAAAATTCTTGGGCAATGTTATAAATTTGTGAAACCTGTGATGACGTTAATCCAATTTCAAAAAATTTTGCTCGCAAATTTTCATCATCAAACAAATCATTTTTTGGATAATTATCTGGTGCGTCAGGAACACCAATTGCGCGTCTGAAACGGTTACGCATATCATCGTCAGCATCATCAGATGGCACTGATATCATCGTCCCGATTTTTTTTTCTAATGCCACATATGATTTTATCAATGCGTCTGCATTTAATGTTCCATCTTGGTTTTTAAATTTTTCAGGAATATTTTCCATTTTTAATTTCCTTTGTTTTGATTGTTTGATTTGCGAATAAAATAAATTCCACCCAATGTGAACAGTGCCTGGCATAAAACAAAAATATCACTGTCACCGACCAAATACGCCGCCACCGCCGACAGCGCACCAACGACCGACATAACCTGCGTGCGCCTGTCGGCCAACCATCCGCCACGAATAATTTTCTGGATACGCATTTTTATCACCAT